CTTTTTTTTTTTTTTTTGACTTTTTTTTTTCCGCGGGCGACGCGGCAGCAGCCGCGGCGGGGCCCCGCGGTATTGGAGCCGCAGCAGCGGCGACTTGCCGGCCGTTTGGAGCGCCAGCAGGCGCGACTTCGTAGTGTTAGGCCGGCCGTAGGAGGCGCAGCAGCGCCGACGCAACCACCGACCCCGAGTAGGGGTAGTCGACCCCGAGTAGGGGTAGTCGACCGTGGGTCAAGTTGCCAGGTTAGGACCTCCCAGGAGGTCCGCTCTATTACCCTGGCAACTTCCTGGTAGATACTTCCTGGTAGTGTAACGGCTGCTCACAACTTTCAAAACGTCACGATATGCGAAGATATTCTCAACGATTGCCGAAGCGCTCTGTGCGTTCCTCACGACGTGGCTCGTCCAAACGGCGGTTGACTTCTGGTCTGAGAGGGTCTCTCCCTGGCTATGGACTCCCGAGGACACGCTCTTCAAAGGGCCCCCCGGTCAGTCGGATGCACAATAAGTATTTTTCTGGGCGGATGGGTTCTTCTCCCGAAACTAGGTTTCTCGATCGTGCTCATAAGAAACGAATGCAACAACAGGCTCTTAACCGAGGTTGGACTGCATCTGCTACTTCTCGTTCTTCTCGTGCGGCGACCGGAGGTCGTCGCTCTAGCTCTCAAGATATACAGACCGGTAGCTCCGGTCGTGGTCGTATGACTCAGGCTGTTATTCCTTATAAGCAGCTATGCAATGCTATGTTTCCTATCCTTAGGGAACGTCTTGAAGGTTATGGATTCACCGCAGGTCGTCTTCTTAGCGACATTGGCCGTCAGGCTGTGGATCAACAGGCCTTCATGACTCAAGGTACTATTCAGAATTGGTACACCAAGTCTGTCGATGCTCAAAACTTGGCCACCAGTGTTTTTATACCATCTAGTTCTCAACATGATTGGACCTTCCAATACCTTGGGGGTAAGGTCACCTATCTCATCGCTAACACTTGCAGCCATACTATGCAGGTTGAACTTCTCCAGATCAAATCCAAGCGCTATCAGAATATCGATCCCACCACACGCTGGGTTTCCGATCTATCGCAAGACAATACTCTTGCCAATGCTAATGCTCCTATACAAGTTACTGACATTAGTATTCTCACACTCAATCAACGCCCTGGCCAGGGCGGTGTTCGTAACAATGGCTTCAGGGAGTACTATCAAGTACTTACCAAGAAGCGTTACATTTTGGAGCCTGGTCAAAACGTCTATCATACTGTGCGGTACGCTCCATTCCGGATGACTGGTAAACAATTGAATACCCAGCTCTCCTCGGGTGTTGGTGCCACTATGAATCCTAAGACTCAATACACCATGATCATCACTAAAGGCCTTGGCCTTGTCTGTGACGGCGCGGATGCTGACGTCAATGTCGGCGGTTCTGCTTGTGTCATAACATGCACTCAGAATCATCAATATAGAGCTATGCTCATGAATAAGCCTTACCAGACTTATAATCAGTCTACCCTCCCTATTTTCAGTGCCTTTGCAACTCAACAAGAGTTTAATGTTGAGTCTGAAGCTCTCGAAGGTTACACTGAAACTACTTAGCTAGCGAATTAATTTAAATAATTTAATTAGTTAATCCATGAAATTAGCAAATAGCCTATCCCACTCTTCCTCACTCATTGTATCCTCCCCTAACATTATGGACTCATCACGTCGTATGAGTTCTGGTGGGCTTGGAATCCCACTGCCATTGGCCCAGGCTGCCCTAGCCTCTGCTGCCAATTGTAAGAGGCCGCCATCTGGGGGAACTCTATGACATGTTCTATCCGCCTCTGTAGTTGGGCCAGATTCTCTTGCCCAAGCCATTCCCAGTGCTTGAATGTCTCTAGGGGACCCTGGGGGCTCGTGATATATATTCTCCTCGCGATCATCTGGGTCGTGCCACCCTTCGTTTCGATCAACATGGGGTAGCGGTCGAGAAGGTTTAACAGATACGCGAAGGGTATCTCCTTCGTAGGTCTGAAGTCGTCTAGTATAACATCCGGTTGGCCATGATATCCGCACCACCACTTGTTGTCTCCCATTTTTATGTAGGCCCCACTCTCGGTCTGCTCGTGAGCCCATCGGGACTTGCCACTCCCAGTTGGGCCATGGAGCCACCATATCTCTGTCTTCCAGGACCTCGAAGGCATTAGAGCGGTCTGGATTAATTGCATCCCACGTGAGTACTTGACAACCTGATCAATATGAACACCCTCAGTGATTGCATCGTGAATGGTCTTGCCCGACTTAAGATAGTCGTAGCAAGCCTCAATGTCAGTGCGCTTACCCTGCTTAGGGCGCTCGCCACGCTCTCGGAAGGTAGGGTTCTCATCTTTATGCTTACCATCGCTGCCATCATAGGGACCAGCAATGTACGAGAAGTTCTGGTCAAAATTGCCTTTGGCAATCTCTACGTGCATCGAAGGGCCTCCCGCTCGTTGGATCAACTTCTGGACTGCACTAATTGTTTTTGTGTTTTTGAATGAACAATACCCTTGCAGGTGTGGTGTCCCTGTGGCACCAATCTCCTGCGCTAGCATCACGTACTTGAACTCCTGGTAGTTCATTAACCACTCCTCTTGGTCCAATGTGTAGTTGTTCAAAGTGAACACAAAGTTCAGTGATCTCGACATGGGCTTTGCTAATGGCTAAAATAATGATTTTTAAGTTACGTTGTACGGAACATTCTCGGAAAATCTGACGTATCTTCAACGGTCACGTGTCCCTTCAAGATACGCGCCAGCGTAACGGCTCCAACGGAACTATCGCCAAAACTGAAAATTACAATCGTAAAAGAGAAAGCGGCATGGCGTGCGCCATGTCAAGACGGAGGGTTTGGGGGCACGGTCCCCATTAAGAAAAAAACAAATCCCCCCCAGGGGTCTGGGGACGGAGTCCCCATCCTTTTTTTTTTTTTTTTGACTTTTTTTTTTCCGCGGGCGACGCGGCAGCAGCCGCGGCGGGGCCCCGCGGTATTGGAGCCGCAGCAGCGGCGACTTGCCGGCCGTTTGGAGCGCCAGCAGGCG